ATAAAAGGGCTTAAAGAAGTAAATAGAGCTCTGAAAGTTTTACCTGAAAGGGTTCAAAAAAACATATTGACAGCAGGAGTTAGAGCGGTTGCGAGTGACTTTGCAAAAAGTGCAAAACGATTAGCCCCTGTAGATAGCGGAGATTTAAAAAAGTCTATAAAAGTAAAAAAGAGACGCTCTAAAAATAGAAGCTATGTGAGATTTACCGTAGGAGTTGATAAGACTAAGTTTCATGTTTTTTATGGACATATGATTGAATTTGGAACAGCCAATATACCAGCCCAGCCATTTATGAGACCTGCTTTTGAACAAAACAAACATAGTGCGGTGCAAAAAATAACACACAAGATAAGGCAGAGACTAGATAAAGAAATAGAAAAAGCGAGAGTGAGATGATAGAGCAGTTTGTATACGATTCATTGAAAAGTGTAACAGCAAGAGCATATCCTTTGATTTTACCAGAGAAAGGTTCATATCCTGCGATAACTTATCAGAACATAACAGACATTCCTCATAACCATCTAAAAGGTGGAAGTTCGGCAGTAAATGCGAGAATTCAAGTAGATATTTGGGCTAACAGCTACAAAGAGACAAAAGATTTATACCAATCAGTAAAGAGTGCTCTGAGCGACTCTTTAGTGCTAGGTACAAATGAGTTTTACGAAAAAGAGACGAAATTATACAGATTGAGTATAGATTTCAGCGTATGGGAATAATTCAAACAAGGAGAAAAGAAAATGAGTGGAGCGATAAAAGGACAAGATACAACTATAAGTATCAGTGTAGATGACGGAGTAACTTACAAAGAAATTGGAGAAGTACAAAGCTTTTCAGGTATTGGTGGAGGGAGTGCATCTGTCATAGATGTCACCCATCTTAAGAGTACAGCAAAAGAAAAAAGAGTGGGTTTAGCTGATGAGGGGCAGATTCAGCTTGATATGAATTATGTGCCAACAGATGAAGGTCAAATAATTTTAAAAACTGTAAGAGGCACACAAGCAGAAGCAGATATAAAAATAGAGTTAGCTGATTCTGCTGGAGTAAGTGGAACAACCTTTAAATTTAAGGCTTTTGTTCTGTCTTTTGGTAAAAGTGGTGGAGTTGACGACATCATTAAGGCAAGTGCATCCTTAGAAATTAGTGGTGCAGTTACTGAAGTGGCAGCTGCGTAATGCTAGATAGAGAACAAATCTTGGCAAAAACTGCTCTTAAAAAAGAAAAGATACATGTTAAAGAGTGGAGTGGAGAAGTTTATATAACAGAACTAACTGTATCTGAATTTAATAAACTTAACTCTCTAATGATGGGAGATACAGAAGTGGGTGAAATAGGCGAAAAAATACCACTTACTGTCGATAAATTTACAAATGTAAAGATAGAAACTGTTGCCATGGGAGTAGTTAACGAAGATGGCACAAAAATTCTTACAAGAGATGAAATAGAAGGGTTTGTAAGCAAATCAAATGCATTGGACTTTTTGTATGAAAAAATTACGGAGTTAAACAAGCCAAAAAAGAACTAGGTGTAAGGAGATTTCTGTTTGAACTAGCCTTGCACCTCCATAAAACAGTAAGAGAATTAGAGCAAACTCTTTCTGCAAATGAGATGTTTGAGTGGATGGAGTATCTTCACCCTGAAACAAAAGAGAAAAATAAACCCCTATCTGGTCAAATAAGAGATACTTTGGCAAGATTTAAAAAGGAATAAGATGGCAACTGTTGGTCAAGTAACTGTAGACGTGTCTGCAAATACAGCAAAACTGCAAAGCGGTATGAATAAAGCTCAACAGCAGATGAAAAATAGCGTTTATAAGATGAAAAAATCACTTGGAATTCTAACTGGAGCTTTAGCTGCTGTTGGTGGCGTTAGTGGCTTTGGTGTTATGATTAAATCCCAAATTGATGCCGCTGATAGAACGGCAAAATTAGCATCTAAACTTTCTATGACAACTGAATCACTTTCATCACTTCAATACGCTGCAAAATTTAGTGGTGTTGAGATAGGTGGACTTGATTCCGCACTCTCAGCTATGACAAGAAGACTAAATAACTTTGCTCGTACTGGTGGAGGTGCTGCCAAAACTGCACTTGAAGAGTTAGGATTCACCCAAGAACAGATACAGTCATACAAGAGTGCAGATAAAGCATTTATTGCCATAGCAGATAGACTTAGCAAACTTGCACCAGGTATGCAAAAAACAGCAATAGCTCAAGATATATTTTCTAAATCAGCAGCAAGTATTATCCCTCTTTTAAATGAGGGAAGCGAGGGAATAGAGCGTTTTAGAAAAGAAGCAGAACGCATGGGATTGGTTATCAGCGATGACTTTGCTAAAAGTAGTGAAGCATTAAATGATAACTTAGATGTATTAAAAAGTGTTTTTGATGGAGCTACACAAAGCATAGCTGAGAGATTTACACCTTCATTACTAAAAGCAACTCGAAGCTTACAAGACTTTCTTGATGTTCAATATGATCTATCGAAGATTGAGACAGTTAATAGAATTCGCGATATTGGTGAAGAGCTTGATGAGTTAAGGCAACGAGTAAAGTCTCAACCTTTAATAGCGACTTCTTTTTATGCTGAGATGTCAACTCTTTCAACTGAACTAGCAAGACTAAAAGGCGAATTGGCAGATATTAATAAACAAGAAAATATGCCAACAGTTACTATTACAAGAACTTTAAAAGAAAAAAAAGAGACTAAAACAAAAGAGACTAAAACAAAAGAGACAAAAGACAAAACGGATTATTCATTAGATTTTATAAGTAGACTAAAAGCGAATCAAGATTTTTTAGAGAAACAAAAAAAAGCAGCAGAAAGTTTTAGCGAGAGTATGACCTATACTTTAGCAGAGCCTTATGAGAAGTTAATGATTACAAGAGAAAAATATCTCAAAGAGCATGGAAATAATGCAAAAGCAAGATTGCTCACAGAGCAATGGTATAGCTCTGAATTAGAAAAACTAAATAACGAAGAGGTTAAAAATTTTACCAAACTTCAAGAAGATAAAACTAAAAAGTCAGTAGACGAAGCAAAAAAAGCAGCCGATGCAATTTATGAGTCATTTAATGGCATATCAAGACAGTTAGAAACTTCTTTTACAGGCTTTTTTGATGCAACCTCAAAGCAGTTTATGGACTTTGGGTCTCTTGCAAAAGATATTTTAAATCAAATATACATAGAGATAATACGAGTTCAGCTTGTAAAACCGTTAGTAAGTGGAATTATGTCAGGTGTCAGTGGTATTTTTGGAAGTGCGAAAGGTAATGTTTTTAACAATGGAGCACCACAACAGTTTGCGAAAGGTGGTTTGCCTTTTGGAAGCAATCTTCAATTTGCTATGGCTGGCGGTGGAGTTGGTTCTATGAATGAGCAAGGCCAAGAAGCAATCATGCCGCTAACAAGAGGTGCGGGAGGTGTTTTAGGAGTAAAAGCAATTGGCGGCACTCAAAATGCAGGCAATACAATCATAAATATTAAAAATGAAAGTGGCACTCCAATCGATATGAGAACTATAAGCGAAAGCATGAATAATGGAGATAGAACTATTGAAGTCGTCATGAAGGCAATAGAGAGAAATCCAGATATGAGAAATGCAATAAAGGGGATTAGATGATATTTCCAGCACTTTTATCAATACCATCTTTTATAGACACACAATTTGCGTTTAATACAATCACTGTCGAGTTTGATGGTGGCTACAAAGAAACAAGAGAAAGAAACACAAGAGATGTAAAAAAATTTACTGTCGAATACAGAGCAATCCCTAGGGCAGATAAAAATTTACTTTTAAATCATTTTTCTACATGTAAAGGTTCTACTCCTTTTAATTGGACCAATTCAGATGATGACACAGATTATACAGTAAGATATGTGAGCCCAATAAAAGCACCTGCTGATGCATCAACACCTGGTCTTTATAATGTTACTTTAGAGCTGGAGGAAGTATGATACCTCTAAGCACCGCAACAAAACAAATCAAAAATGCACTATATGATACAGGTGCATGGCTATTGCTACTTACACTTAAAAGCAAAGATGAGAGCGTAACACTTAGAATTTGTTCCAACACGGACAATGTTACCTTTGAAAATCAAGAATTTATAGCATTTCCTTTTAGTATCGACGAGATAACAGAGTCCAACAAGGGAGAACTTCCAAGCATAAGCATAACCATGTCAAATGTACAAAGGCTAGTGCAGGCTTATGTAGAGCAAGATGAGAGTTTAGGTAGTGGGTGGAGTGTACATATAGACATAGTCCACACATCTACTCTTTTAAGAGAGATTTACTACGATTTTGTTACGACAAATGTAACCGCAGATGAGAGCCATGTAGTGTTTCAATGTGGCATGCAAAACCCGTTACGCTATCAGTTCCCAAGAGTTCGAATGTTGCCTAACTCTTGTCAGCATAGCTTTAAAAAGGGTGGATGTACTTACTCGGGAAGTGATCTAACTTGTAGCAAAACTTTTAAAGATTGTAGAGCAAAGTTTAATGGAGCAACAAAAATACCTATCTTGGCTTTTCCAGGTATTCCAACTATGGGGATTTACCAATGATAGATATAAAATATAGACCAAATGGAAGAGAATATCCTTTTTTTGATTGTTATGGGCTTGTAAAGTATATGTATAAAAAAGAGCAAAACAAAGAGATAGTTGACTTTGACTACAAGGACCCAGATGACCCTAGAAACGAAAAGTATTTCATAGAGTCTATGAACTCATCAAAGTGGGTAGAGTGTGAGCCGTGCAAAGGGGCAACGGTTGCTCTTAGAGTAAACGGACATGTCTCACACTGTGGCTATATGATAAACGATAAAGAGTTTATGCACATCATGAATGCAACTGGAGTTGTAAGAGCAAAAGTTAACTCTGTAAAGTGGAAAAACAGAGTAGTGGGGTTTTACCGCTATGATTAGAGTTGTTTTTATCCCTAATGCGTTTGACCCTAAAAAAGATAGAACCATAACGGAACACAAGTGGAGTGGTAAAAAACTCTATGAGTATATCCCAGCTTATCTTCACGAGCCTACAGTAGCACTAAATCAATTACACGCAAAAGACTTTGATGTTGTAGTCCCAGACAACTCTGAGATAGTTATAGCTCCAAAACAAGAGATAAGTGCTATCGCTGGTTTTGTAGCAACTACACTTTTTAGTGCAACTTCTTTAGCTGCAGCTGGAACTTTGGTAACGATTACAAGTTATGCAATAGGCACAGCAGTAATGATGGCAGGAAGCATGCTTTTAAGCTCCGTCTTAGCTCCATCTTCTCAACAGCCAAACGGAGCAACGCAATCTATAAGCGAAAGCCCAACATATAGCTGGAGTCCGACTCAGACCCTACCAAGAGCAGGAAGCCCTATACCCGTACTTTACGGGAAACACCAACTAGCAGGAAATGTAATCCAAAGACGCATAGAGTATGTAGGAGACGACGAGTATCTTTACTTGCAGTTAGCTTTGTGCATGGGGGAGATAGAAGATATATATGATGGGAATATACTCATTAATGATACTCCTATTATAGAATATGAAGACTTAGAATGGCATTTTACAAACGGAACTATGACCCAAGATGTTATGCCATATTTTGGAGATATTGAAACTCCGAACAGCTTTTCTACAACACTTGAAAACTTGCCAATTGTGAGACAAACTATAGGTAATGCAAGTGAATCGCTAAGACTGTTTTTGCAGTTTCCTGAGGGCATATACTACTCAAATGACAACGGCGGGTTAGACAGTAGAAGTGTAGAGTTTAAGATAGAGTATAAAAACAAATTGGATAGCATCTGGATAACACTACAACAAGAAGACAAAAGATTTGACCATTGGGAGTATGAAAATAGATATACAAGAACTACTTATTCTGATGAGGGTGGAGAGACAACATCATGCAACTACTGGGTTGCTCCATATTGGTCTACTTCAAAAACACAATGCTATACAGGAAAAAGAAGAGCTATATATGCAACTAGCATTTTTGATACATACATATTTGGCGGAGCAAAAACAACTCCAATAAACAGAGAGATAAGGATAGACAATCTAGCACCTGGAGAGTATGAAGTTCGTATTACTAGACTTACCTCAGTTTCTACAAATCCAAGAGAAAAAACAAAGTGTAACTGGGTAGGGATTGGAGAAATCATCAAAGATGATCTAGCTTATCCGTCTGTAGCACTTTTGGGATTACGCATAAAAGCAACAGGGCAGTTAAGCGGTGATGTTAATGTTAAGACACTTTGTGAAAGAAGTGAGATAGAAGTTTTCAATGAGACAGGAATAAGCCAAGGGCTAAAGAGACTAGATAATCCCGCTTGGATATACTGGGATATGCTCACAAATAAAATTTATGGATATGGTCTAAGCTATGCACAGATTGACTTTGACGCCATAAATGAGTGGGCTTTGTGGTGTGACGAGCTTGTAAGCAATGGCATTGATGGACAAGCAGAAAAAAGAGCTGTATTTAATGGTGTTTTTGACTTTGAAGGCAATCTTTGGGATAGCTTAACAAAAGTATGCACAGTAGGACGAGCAAGTCCAATCATAAGAGGCACGAAATACTCCGTAGTAGTAGACAAAGCAAGCCCAATGGTTCAAATCTTTAACATGGGAAATATTAAAAAATCCTCTTTAAAGATAAGCTATATCGGAGAAGAAGAACTAGCAAACGAAGTTGAAGTGCAATTTATAAACAAAGACAAAGACTATACAAATGATACCATTTCGGTGGTAGTGCCAGAATGGTTTGACGACACACAGATCAAAAAATCAACAGTACAGCAGATAGGTATAACAAACTTAAGCCAAGCATACAGAGCAGGAAGATACTTTTTAAATTGCAACAAGCACATAAAAAGAACTGCTGAGTTTGAAGTAGGCATAGATGCGATAGATAGTGAAGTAGGAGATGTTATAGGAATTAGCCACGATGTTCCAGCGTGGGGGGAAAGCGGCAGGGTAGTTAGTGCAGTATCAAACGCTGTAGTGCTAGACAAGGAGGTTATATTAGCAGACGGAAATGCTTACGAGATAACAGTAAGACTAAATGACAACAGCTTTGAAAAGTTTGATGTATTATTTGCAGGGACTCAAACGACTAGCAATATCTCAATAAATGGCTCGTTTGCTACAACACCGTCTCAATATGATGTCTATAGCATCGTAGAAAAGCCCCATGTGATAAAGCTTTTTAGAATCAACTCGATCACAAGAAAAACAGACCAGACTAGAAAGATAGTAGCCGTTGAATACAACGAAAGCATAGTTAGTGACGCCACTACTATAGTTGAGATTACAAGTGCGAGTGAGTTAAATCTACATCCAAAAGTGATAGATTTTAAAATAAGTGAACACTTAGACAAAAGAAAAGATGGAAGCATAGTCCCTTATTTAGATTTTAGCTGGGATATAGACGAGAACATAGATAGCGGTATTTTATACGACATCTATATAGAACACAGCAGAGTTGTTAGAAGCACATGGTGGGGCAATAAAACAATAAAATATTATCAAGTTTTAAAGAGAGATATTAAGAGAAAAAGCTACTCATATCAAGCACTGTATGTTAGAGAAAATAAAGAGTATACTTATAAAATTGTAGCTAGAGCATATGGAGTGAAGAGTAGTGTTTTTACGGCAGGAACAACATCGTTGTACACACTAAAAGGTAAATCGGAACTCCCAGAAAGTGTAACAAATATACAAGCAAGTTGGCTAAATGGCTCACTCATTATTTCTTGGGATGAAAATAAAGATGTAGATTTTGACTGTTATGAAATAGACATACAGGGGCAGCTATATCGAACAACTATAAACTCTTTAAAAATAGACAATCTTGGTGCTGGAGATTATAACCTAATTGCATATGCAATAGATACAAGCAGAAACAAATCAATAGCTACATTATATAATTTACATGTAACCAAGCCATGTATGATTTACATGATTAGAGATGCATATTTAATTGAAAAAGCTTTTATTGACGGGGCTATGACAATCTATACAAGCTTAATAGCCCCGTCAAGTCCAAACAAGTATGATATTTGGAAAGTAAGTACAGCAAATATAACGCTAGAAGAGTTCGAATACGGCTCAGAAATTCTTACAGGCGTAGCATGGGATGTAGGCAGTACAGTAGAGCTCTATAAATATTGGACAGGCAATGATTGGTTGCTTTGCACTACGGAACAAACTGCGGTTATAAGAAGAATGTTGGGGCAGTTAGTAAGTGCAGGCATAGCAGACAATGAGGTAAAAATATTTAACATCCAGCCATATACACCATACGAAGTCAATGACTTATGGATAGATGGTACAACCATAATGATTTGTACAAACTCAAGACTAAGCGGAGTTTTTGATTTTACCGATTGGGCGGTACATAACAAAGAAGACATTACAATAGCAACAAAGCTAGAAAACATAAAAGGATAAATAGTGAGCATAATAGTAAAAGATTTTAAACCAAGTGTTGTCATCCTTCCCTCGGATCTAATCTCTAGAACGGACGACAAGTTGCGAATTATCATAAATGAGCAGAAATATTGGATGGAGAGTGAAACACAAAGTGCAGTAACTCAGATGGAGGAGAAGGTAGACACAAAAGTATCTGAGTTAGCAAGCATAAATGATGCAATATATAACACAGCGACAGTTGACAGAAAAGTAAGAAGAGCAAAAACATTAAACATAACAGGAGCATAAAATGAGTTTAAAAAGCAAGACATTTGAAAAGCTGAGTATAGCAGTAGATAGTGCAGATGAGACAACAGTAGATGGAGTAGAGATACTCGCTCTTGCTGCAAGTGCAGTAAAAAATCTGAATGAGGGCACAGACATAGAAGATGACATCTACCAGATAGGCACATCAGGAGAGATAGGATTCGGAGTTGCAACATGTCCTGATGATTTGATACCAAGTGGGTGGAGAGGGTTAGACGGACACGACAGCGAAATAAGTCCAAACTATGGTAACTACATAGACGCAAATGGCAGCGTATTGGTTTATATTCCTAAGCATTATTACAGATGGGATGGAAATAACTGTTATATTTCGCATCGTCCACTGAGTGGGTACGTTATAGACAGAAGTTTTATAAACGCAGGTAAAGAAATAAATGGTGTTTTTATCTACAAATATGGTGCAGGAAATGTAAATGGTATCTTCTCTTCAAAAAGAGGACTTGATCCACTTAGTACTAATCTTGCCCATAACCCAATATCAAATCTAAATGGTACTCATGCAAATAATTACGGCGGACTTTATACAGCAGTTAAAACAGCAGGAAGCAAGTACTATCTAACTTCTATATTTAACTATTCTATGTTAGCAAGACTTGCTTATGCACACGGCAAAGCTGCAACAAATGCAGTAGCTTGTGCATATAGCGATGTACCACCTCTTATGCCCAAAGGAAATCTCGCAAGTGCGTTGAGCGATGTCGATGATAGTAGTGTTACTTTCACTCCTAGCGGATATAGTGCATGTGCTCTTACGGGAAGTGGCGAACCTTTTGCAAAGACAACTCACAACGGTCAAGATTGTGGAATCGCAGACTTAAACGGTAATATGTGGGAAGTTGCAAGTGGATTTACTTGTCTTACTTCCAGCGGTGCAGATAGTCTCACGCTTAGCTCTGATGACTTTTTGATACTAAAAGAGAGTGTAGATATAAGCGCTATTTTAGATGATAGCACAACTGCTGGAACAGGAGCATACGATGCTGGAATTTATGATCAGATTAGTTTAGCTGGAATTGTTGATGGTCTTGACGGATGGACATACTTAGGCAATGGTACAAATGCAGTATTTGGTATGGATATAGACAGAACAACTGCTACATACAGAAGAACAGCTATTGGAATACCAACTGATACGGGAGTAAGTGCAGTAGGAACAACAGAGTTTGGAAATGATGGTTTGTATAGATATTTTCAA